GTGCATCATTGAGTTGCCCGTGGAGTGCAACTTTAGCACGCTCTGCTTCCAATTTGTCGTTTTCGCCCATAATACGGGAACATTGGTTAGTTACAATGACTAGAAGGACAACAATCAGTATAGTTGTCTTGTTTGCTTTCAGGAATTCAAGGCTGTTCTCTTTTATACTCATGACTATTCTCCGCCAGTGTTAACAGCAATTGTTGTTGCAGTAACTTTTAAGCCTAAGCGGATTGCTAGTTTGTCACGAACGTCCTCCCAGTTTGGGCGACGCGATTGTACATACCCATAGGTTACACTTGTGTCTTTGGGGTTTGATAAACACAAGTAGATGCCTCCATTACGTTCCAACTCTCGAAGATACCCTGTAATTGCCCCATTGGCGGCATTACTTAGTTGTGATAGGATGTCAGAGTTATCCTGGATTAGTTTCTTGAGCTGCGCGGTAGGTAAATTAGGCATCTGGGTTACTCCCGAGTCTGATTATTTTGGTGGTGTGTTTGGCAAGCGGATAAATGATTTAACGAGCGAGCGAGCTCTTGTCTTTCGCCACACACCATCACCTGTTATAGAGTCACGCTCTCCTTTGCCGTTGGTATTACCCTCAATGGTTTGGATTGTAGCTCCTATATCGTTGACTACGATGCCAATGTGTGAGAAGTCGAACGTAACAAAGTCACCTGGGAGTGCTGGTTTGTCTTCTGTCAATAGTTGAAACCCCCCAAGTTTGCCCCCTGTGATGTGTTTAAGGGCCCACGTTTCCCATCCGTAGGCGCTTGCATCTTGGCAGTGTTTAAATGGGGGCGTAACTCCGTATGTTCTTTTTAGGGCTTCTTGCAACACCCAACTACAGAACGCGGCGCACCATGGCCAAGCTGCTGGGGCTAACCATGTTGCGCGTTGGTACTTTATAATATCTGCACCTGTATTGTTTGATACTCCTTCACGCACCCCTACTTGGGAGACTGCAATATCTAGGATTGCTGCTTGTAATGAGATACTCATGCTTTACTCCTTGCTTTTCTTGTTGTCGGCTTTGATGGCTTGGGGACCGGGCTGTGTTTTATCCTCTTGATCCCGATCCAGTTCAGGTGGTAAGTATGTTGTCTTTGTGGATGCTGGAGAACCTGGGGGGCGATGTTCAACTGTAAGCCACTTATACATGCGGACCTTCTTATGTCCGGCCGCCCAAATTACCCAAGCATCAAATGTAAGCCGACTTAGATATCCTGTCATGAACCACGCTGCAACAACCATTACGAGGCTTGTTACAAAGTAAATTAGGTTATCGTAATAAAGTAGGCTGACATCCAAGTCAAACTTGACACCCATCAAAGCGTAAATAATAGGCTGCCCCAAAAGTTGGGTGCTCAATCCCCACCACTTACCAACATGATATACCTTCTCACGAATCAGTTTTCCAGAGAAGGGTGGGTTACCATCTTCTCTATTGTCACGGCGCCAGAATGTAACAATAATAATAACAATGTGGATAGCAATCATTAGGGGGATCAATCCGAGGATTATCTTCGCAAAGACAGGAGCTAGGATATCCAGTGTCTTTGATAAGAATTCAACAAGTGCTGTTATTACTTGGTCCATATATAACTCCTTTATGTTTAATGCTTAAGTTTACTTGCCACTCATTTAGTAACATCAGGCTAATAACTACAGAACTTGCTGTAGCACCTACCAGCAACCCAATACCTGCAGGGATAAACGCTATCAACAGGACTATGCTGATTATGGTGTCGCTGATCGTTCGAGTGTTTGGATAATCAACTATGTTCACGAGCCGATATACCGCCGGCAGTGGTGTAGGTTCAATTTGGCCGGGAAGAATAATAAACCCGCCAAATAGTAGCTAACTGCCCAATACCAAGCATTATCTTTCAATCGACCAATACGTGATGAGACTGTTTCATTCGGATGCCCGAACAGCACCAGACTATTGATGCCCTGGTCCACAATATGAAAGGCGTTGACGAACCATTGGATGATGATACGCCACCAGGGCATGTTGCGGTATTCGCCTTCGCGCAAATCGTAGTGGTCGGCGACGTTAACACAAACGAGCACTATTACAAACAGGATTAGCATCGTCATTTATACGCCTCTTAATATTTTGATTTCATCGCTGTGAGCTTGTAAATCCCTTTTGAAACCTTCATGCTTAACATCATCAAGCTCCACATGAGCAATAAACTTTTGCTCGATTTTTATTAATTTAATAAAATTAAACACCATTACCGGGGCAATAATTATTAAAGATACATTCCCAAGTAAATCAAATATCTGAATAATTGCCGGGCTAATTATCATATAATTATTACTCCTGTTATACTGTCTTACATTACCGCTAGTTTAATTTGAATTTGCTCTAGTGCTTTTAATTGAGTTTCAATTTCCTCTAAATCATGCTGCTTTTGTATTTTGTTTTCTTTTACAACGTCTATAAATTCACCGATTAGTTTATTTGATAATGCAAATTTCCTAACCTTCTTTTCAAATATTGGTGGATCAACTGTAAAATTTGGAACATTTCTTTGGGTATTTATTCCAGCGTCTTAGGCACAACCGCATCCAGTTTTGCTTGATACACCTCTTCCAATGCCAGACAATCCGCTTTCAGTTGCGTCGCTGCTTTCCAGGCTGCTTCCGCTGCAATTAGCGCCTTTTTGTAATTCGTTGTCACATCCTTGAAAAATGATTCCTCAATGATTAACTCCCTGTCCGCTAACCGATTAACAACCGGTGGGAATACAGAATTATCTACGACATAATTTTCAACAACCATTCTGGCATGGCCCAATTCTGGGTAATAAGTAATATCCTTTTTGCCGGATTGAATGTCGGTTACTACTTGATGTAACTGCCCGATAGTCAAACTTTCTTTTACTGTGTCTACCATATAAACCTCTTTAAGTTATTGCTGATTTAAGTAACGAAAACTTAAGCACAATGGCTTCAGATTTCGACCCTGTGGAAATATTGGTAACGGTTATCACTGCACTCCCGGAAGCACATACCGCGACAGCATTATACGCGCCCACCGTCCCGGCTGATATATGCTGCACATGCAGATAATCGTTTGCTGATATTTTTGTATTAGTCAGCGTGAATGATACTATCGCATCCGCCGCCAGCGCTGCATTGTTCATGGTTATCTGGCCGGTTTGTTTGGATAACGTAACACCTGTAGCTTTGCCGCTACCAGCGCCTTGCGTAACTTCCCCGCCAGCGCCAACGCCGTAGCCAAATTGACCGCCACGCAATTCCAGATTACCAGATATAATTAATAAAGCATTATTAGTCGCCCCTGCCGTTGGTGCGTTGGTAATAGTTACGGTGGCAGCATCAGTGATTGTGTCTGTTCCGATTGTAATAGTCGGTCTGACTATGTATAACTGGGATACATTAGCAATCGTCTGCGAAGCAGATTGTGTTGTGATCGAGTTGGAGAATTGCGTACCCGCAAGTAGTGTCGTGTCGCCAGAAACCCCTGTCAAAGTACCTTCAAATAGTTGCTTGTTAGCGAAAGCATCCCCGCCGTTGGAAGTAAAATTCCCACCAAAATAATTTTGGATAAAACCAACTACTGCGCTGACATTAACCCCTGTTCCAAATAGTCCCTTCTTAACCGCCGCTATGCCACCGTCTGCGTGAATACTGGCTGATGTGGTACTTGTGGCGTCGGTGGTATCGTCAATGGATAGGATGCCGCTTGCTGTTAAGGTCGTAAATGTTCCGGCGGCCGGCGTGACGTTTCCAATAATCCCCTGAAATGATGTACCGGTGGCTGCGCCGATATTTATAGAAGAACCAAGTATTTGAGTAGCAACACTTGCATCACCAAACGTTGCGACATCCGCAGCTGTCACTATCGCTAAAGTTTTAGCAACTCCAGCAGCAGTCTTTGCTTTATATCCTTTATTATTGGTTAGGATTATCTCAAAGGTGTTCCCGTCCAGGTCACCGCCGAGTTGCGGCGTGGTGTCCTCGACGACATTGAATAAAGCACCAATACCCCCAATAATTGAAAAGGTAAGCGTAGTAGAACCAAGAGTGATAGGCCCATTAGTAGTGAGCATAAATAGCTTATCGCCATATAGCGTTCCTGATTCTACTGGAATTACACAACCAGGACTTACCTCAGCGGATATATTAAAATCTGCTGCTCTAGTCCACGCGCCGGCAGCAGTATTATATATTCCGTTTTGCGACCCCGTAGTTTGTTTCCAAACTAATACGCGGCTAGCACTTGTTAGAGTCCCATCAATTGTCTGCTCCCCTGACAATGTGATATTAGCAGTTGTTGCTAATAGACAACTACCGATAAAATCATAACTACTGAATACACCCCAAGCTGTACCTGACCACTGATATTGCAAACTTTCGTCAGCAACCCAGGCCAATGCACGCGATTTAGTACCGAGTGTAATGGATATCCATCCAGTCCCAGAATAAATTGCTATTCGATTTGCCCATCCAGTCCACGCACCACTGGCGCCAGCAGCAACAATATAAGCATCACCATCAACTGGCGAGCCTGGAGGAGCAGCAAGATCTTTATCAATGATATTACCAAAGAACTGTGCCCCCTGCTCAAGTATTCTCGTACCTGTATTAAGGGTAATATACTTGTTATTCTGGGTTTGCGTAAGTTCTGCAATACCTAATAATGGGGTTGTCATTTAATCACCTGCTTCTCATGTCCTTAACGTGCGTTTGTTAGACTGTAGCACTCGCTACGAAACCTCTACCTATTATACTATTTTTCTTATAAATATTCAAGTCGATTGCCAAGGGTGTTGGGACACCGTCAGTTGTCTGTTGCGCGCTAGTATAATTGTAGCTATCGGCGTTATCAACAGTATATGTGTTTAATACAGTTGTACCATCCATGATATCAAGCTCATATTGCCACAAGTTGCCTGTGGGTTGGTCATTATCAACGAAGTCAATCAATTGGAAATGCGTGCGCTCTTGGGGCGTCCAAGATATAAGGCAGTCATTGCCAGCATTGCGTATGCCTTTAATATGAACTGCTGGATACTCCTTACAATTATTACCTGCCCATGTGTAGTCAATAGCTAACGAGTCATCCAACTGATGCCCAAAGGATACAACGACGAAGCGCGCCTCCACATTAAGGAGACTTAATGGAAGAGATACATGGATTATTCCAGAGTCACGATCCAGAACTACAAAGCGCTCATTAATGTAATGTGTGCTCCTGTAGGATTCTGTGCCATTAAGTCCGCGCAAGAGACGACTCAACGTAAAACTATAGTCCCCATTATCCACAATTGTGACTGCTGCAATAACTTCGTCGCCAAGCATGAACCAGTTCTCGCCATTAAGAACATCTTCGTCACTTGCTGCGGATGTCAGGCTTAAAGAAGCATCAGAGAATCGTACAGTAACTGTATTACCGGTGTCGAAGATAGTTATTGGGCCTGTAGCAAGAGCAGTAACAGCTCTACCAATTATTGTATCAGTGGTAAGAGTCCCAATATCATTGTAGGTGTTGCCATTATCAATACTGTAGAATATGCGGCAGCCTTGCCACCCAGTACTTAGCCCCTGCACCGCAATATAGAGGCCAGAAAGAGTATCTGCATCCAGCAATGGGGGTGTATCCATGATTTCGAACTCCGTTATTCCTGGCAGTGTAATCCCTGGAACGATCTGTCCTCCTGAAGTATCGCCAGCAGCTACGGTATTATCCAAAGTAGCTGGATCGAAACTAATCCCTTGAAAAGGAAGATTCACACCCCAATCAACATTGGCTACAAGGATCTTGTGTGCTACGCCACTTACAGTAACATTAATAACATCACCAGGAAGAATATCAACATTCTTCATGCTTAAGCTGCCTTCATAAGTCAATCGTTGTTTGAATTCACGGGCAGCCATGGTATCAACAGCTTCAGCAGCCTCAGCCTTAGTCATGACTATTGGAATTCTAATATCTCGTTTGATATCCGATGTAATTGTGGGGTTACTGACTGACACAATGTTGACTTCATAGTTCATGTCTGCATCACGATATGCGAAGTCTAACTCCTTCGTCATTTCGCCTTCGTGGGTGTCTTTATAAGTTAATACTTGATCCAATGCACCCTCAATATTGCTGGCAAGATCATCCGTCGTGATATTATGTTCAGTGGGTGTTCTTAAATCAATGAACTCCATTATGCCATCATTGTCGCGGCTAATTACACCAAATAGTCCCAATAGTTGTGTAATTGCTTCCCTATTGGCGCCTCTCTGATCAATTTGATACCCCCGTACAGGGATTGCACTTATATCTGTGACATTAATCTCACTTGCAGATACTCCGGATTCCTCTACAAGAGCGGTAATTAAATCAGCAAGAGTGCCTGTGCTACCAATATTGGTGCCGATCACACCCCAATAATAGAATAAGCCCGTAGACCACCCATAATAAGAATGTATTACACCGCCAGTATCATTAAAATCCATAGCAGGGATGGTTGGGTTAGTATTTGGAGAACCTTGATACACCCCAAGATTAGTAGGAACAATTGGTTGTGATGCTGTAAGGTCATATCGATACAAACTGTGAGTGCCCAAATAAAAGATAGGAACATAAGCATAATTAGATGCCACAAATAACCCTACATTGATTTTGCTATTTGCTTGAAAATCATAAGAGGTTACCACAGATGAATTACCATGATCAAACATATTCAGAAGCCACGTAGCACTGGGATACTCTTGATATAATACCCAAATGCCATCACCATCAATATAAACACGTAATTCGCCCCCAGTGCCAGAGTATCTAACGTCAAGAGCATCACCATCAATTATTGTAGTATGTACTCCAGTTAACAAATCAAAATGCACCAGATGGCGTTTATTAGCTTCCACAAGATAGTAAAGGTTATTGCCGTATATTGCAATAGCATAACAAACAGTAATCGTTGCATTATAACCTGCTGGTGTGGTTATTGGCTGAATTAATCTTTGGTCACCACCCCATTCCATGAACCACATCTGCCCACCGTATGCACTATACAAATATGGTGAGGTAGACTTATCATAGAATGTGCAGCACATTACACAGCGTTGTTCGGGGGATAATACACTATTATTTAAATGCTGTGTAGCATGCGGGTAATATGGGCCAGTTTCATCTTCATTCATCCAAGGAAATGCTAGAAGTATAGCGGAGCTTTTCACAAAACGCACACCACCACCAGCATTATGGATTATTTTAAACCACCGCGATAATATACCACGTTTGTGGTATGGATGATTTGTGTAATCATAATCCATCAATATCCCATAATCCACAGCATTTCCATTAGCGTCAATATAACCAGTAGAGTACCAAAAGTGGTATGGGTTGGCTCCAATAGATGAAGCACCAGGATTAATTTCTATTTTTCTCCAAGTCAACACCTGCGTAGAATAATGATAAGCATTATAGCTAAAAGTTAACAGTGATTGATTTGCTGGGCCCAACTTAGCAAATGTTGTGGAGTCAATTGAAGTCAGCTGGGTAGTTTCTGCTACAAGGAAAGTGAACTGTGGGGGGTTCCCATTGAATTCGGTTACATCTAACTTCTTGAAAGCAACATAAGTAATCCCACGCAATCCAGAAGCCTTCGTAGGTCCTACAATGCTGCTGTAGATGGAGTTGATCCCCTGTGTTTCGGTGCCTTCATACAAATCCATCCTTTGGTATTTACCCCCAGCATTCAAAAAACCTGTTGGGCTCGATTGGCCGGTTAAGTCGACAAGAAGTTTTGCGCCTATGTAAATCTTCAAGATCTGCCGAGTGCCTTCGCATACACCTATAACGCAATCAATATCGTAGGTGAAGGATTCATTTATAATTGTGGTTTTTGCCCCTCCTTTACCTGCACTTTGGGAAGATTTTTTAACGTGACGGCGTTCACGAAGTGTGGTGGATGCCAAGTAATACCCAGAGACAATACCAATTCCATATACTCGGTGGATAGTTGCGCCATACCCGGAAAGTGTAACATCCAAGTTGTCAAGCCGCGGCCCCACTGTGCGTTGAGTAATTGTTGGAGCAAATAACATGCCACCAACAGTCGATCCAACCATCATACCGATTTGAGCCCCTAATACAGGATTCCCAAATGCAGTACCTACTACTGCACCTGCTGCTGTGCCCGCAACTGTGAAGACTAATTGCATAACAGTTTAAACCTATAAGCTGTTACAATCTGCGACCATAACTCACTGTCCATTTGTTCAAGGACGTATTTCATTGTAAATGATGACGCATGCAGGACAAATATATTATTGTACTTGTTATGCGTGTATAAAGCCATGTGTTGTGGATGGATCCGCCAAGCTATGTGGAACCAATCACCAGGAATTGCATCCTTCTTGTGAATGGGATTCATGTGTTGTTCAATGCATTCCCGCATGACTCGTGGATTTGGAACTCTACTGTATTGATTAACACCTATAGATTGCCTGGGGTTGTCTGCAACCCCAAAGTGAGCAGCAACATCCACCAGAGCGGAAATGCAATCACCACGAACACCTACTTGGCGCCCAAGATGTTCATACGGAGTACCTACCCAACGAAGAGCATACGCAATCATCTGCTGCCTAATTTCTTCTTTTGTGATTACGGGTTTTATGACTTCGGCTGTAAGAGGCATTTAACCATCCTCCGCGACTGAAAGGATAAATTTATCCCCAGGAACACCAGGAAAGCCACGATGGTTTACCAAGTTGCTGAATTTAGTATCACAATCCTCTGCCGCGCGCTTTCGACAACCCGCAACAGCATTGAAGCCATCACCTACTTGGACTGTATTTGGAAACGCTTTGTACATTGTAAATGTGTCAGTGATGAATGATTTAACCCACCCCACAAGCCCATTATTATTACCACTTGTCCAAATTAGTTTACCCGCACCGAAGTAGTCATCAGCCTTATTTGCTATAGCTGGAGTGGTTACATCCGCGAAGATGGAGTTGCTTGTAACACCCGTGATAACCCCCGCAAATGTAAAGGTAGCCTCATTAAGCCCACATCGAGAATCCGCGAAGACAGCGTCGCAGAGTGGCTGGATTACTCGCCCTATCGGCTGCATTAACTTCTTATAGTCGGAAATAAGCTCACATTCAAAGTAGTTGCCTTTATCTACAATGTTGCCGAGCGTACCTTTGAAAGGTTGATAATCCCCTTCTGTCAGATCTTCAAAGTTAACGACCATAATCTTAAGAACCGCATTATAAAAGCGGCCTTCGTAGATCTCTGACTTTAATAAGTCCTCCAACGTTACAGAACCGAAGAGCCCCTGCACAGATAGATTATCAACTGAACCATCAGAGGACTTCTTTATCTGTGTTGCAGTAAATCCGGAGGATGCTTTATAAGTAACTACGCCATCCCCATCACCATTATCGTAGTCCAAATCAATATCAATGTCAGTAAAACCTAACACAACACCATCAACTCTATGGATTTTCCACAAGTAAGCTTTTGCCCAATTCCCTGATTGAGCTGTTGCAAGAAGGTTTGCGGGCCAACCCATTAGATGCGGATCTCCCTTAGTATAATACTTGCTTGCCCAAGACTTATGGATTCATAGGATACTTTTAATTTCTTATCCATAAACCTCACAGGTACATCAAAAGCGAAGCCTGCAGTAACTACTTGAGTATCTGGTGGTGCGACAGTGAAGGATACTATTCCTGTAGCAGTATTTGTTGTAAATGCCGTTGTTGGGGTTCCATTAACGGCCGCTAATATAGTCCCTGTAACGGGTTTACTAATAAGCCTCGTTTTTGTTAGCGCTCCCTTAATATACTTCTTGATAAGCTGAAAGTCCTTATTACTTCCATTGCCTACACCAATTTGTACATCAAGAGCTGTTATGGTTGCTTCTGTGTGGCAGGATTTCCAATCAAGGACATCTTTATATCTGAAGGCGTAGCGATCGGCTTCGACAGCATGGAAGAAGTCAAGCATTTGTTCATACAACTCGAAGGACTTAATCCCATATGCAACGTCATATTCGTGTCTTGGATATGCCCACTTGGCTTCTACTGTCTCGTGGCCACCATCTTGTTCGGAGATGATATTTCGATATTCAGGGCCCCCCTGCGAACCGTAAGCAATATTAGTAGGGAACCTTGGTGTCTCTAGGACATACATTACGAAAACCTCGCTGCCGCGATTGAGGTTGCACTATACAGTCTACGCGCAATTTCATTCTGACTTTGAATGTCAATTTTGCCTGAAGGAGAAGTAATATAAAAGTTTACAGTCTGATGTATTGCTGGCTTATCCCCGCGCTGTGATGGCTTGGTGATAGCAACTTCCTCATTTGGGGAAGCCCTAAAAGCTACCAACTGGCTATCGGCACCACCGGAACCACCAACTCTAAAGGCCCCTTCATTAGCAAAGCCACGCAATGCTTGGCCGTAGTCAGCGAGCTGTGATGTGCTTGCCCCACTACTTGTCATTAGATTCCCATAACCCGTTCCTCCGCCACCAAAGGATCCTGCAAACGCACTAACACCAATCTTGAATAACTTACCCAAAATATCCGTCCAGCCGCCGCCCCCGCCTGTTGAAGTAGTTGTTGTACCACCACTCTTGCCGCTCATGATGTTGGTGAGGAATTCTTCGAACGGCTTGAGTACTACTGCCCGCAGCATAATTTGTATAAGAGCCTGCTCCAAATCCTTTATGGCATTACTGAAGCTCTTGGTTCTCATTAACACTGACTCCAAAGCATCTGTCATTGATCGCGCAAAGCCTACTACCATTTCAGATGCCTTAGCTTCCTGCTTGGAAACTTGTGTTAGAAGATCCTTATATTCTGCCACTTTCTCATTAATAATTTGCCTCGCGACACCTTGATCTTCTAGAGTTTTGGTAAACTCCTTAACATCATTATTAACTTCGTTGACACGATCCCACTCTTCAAGGGCGTCGGGGCCCTGTTTGAGTGCAACTAACTTACTACGGAGCTCCTCGATAGCGGCTGTTGCATCGCTGATTGCTTTAGGCGCAGTTACAAAGGACTCCATCAAGTTGTCAATTGTGTCCTCGGACTCACTTGAAGCTACAGCCATCTTAGCCATAGCTTCGGCCATTGCTTCGACGGTAGGGGCAACAGCAGCAAATAATGGCGAAATAGCAGCCATGTGATCGCGCAATCGTTGAAGATCAAGGTTGGAATCTGATAAAGCAGCTTTGTATGCTTCCATGGCCAATACAAAGTCACCGTTAGCACCTCCCGCAGCAGAAACTTTATTAAGAGCAACAGTTAGCTGATTGTACTCGCTAACCAACTCACTCACATCATCGGCGGCGGACTTGAATGTTGTCTCGCGGAGTTTGGCGGCATCCTTGATAGCTTTCTCTTGAGCCTTACGGAATTCTTCCTGTGCTTTGGGGATTCTTTCCATAATCTCTTTAGCGGCGGTTTCTGCATCGGCTGTATTGACAGCCAAATTTGCAAACGCGGTGGCTAAACTATCAACAGTAGGTTTGACTCCTATAAAAATGGGATTTATAGCTGCCATGTTTGTGGCAAGCCCCCGAAGTTCATGATCCTTGAAATCTTTGAGGATTGTGCGGTACTTCTCGAAGGCCATGATAAAGTCACCACCAGCACCGCCAGAGAGCTGAAGTTTGTCCATGACACGGCTGATTTCTTCGAACCCTGTCACAAGTTTAGTAATATCCTTGGTTACCTCTTTATACTGTTCACCAAACTTTGGGCTAAACGCCCTTCTCTCGGGCAACAGTGCAAGATTGATTTCCTGAAGAGACCCTAATAATCGTTGGCCTTCATAATTTAATTCACTCCAAGCTTCCTTAAAGTCGTCAGTCCATCCACCCGGAGCCATTGTAAGTGTTGCCATCTCAAAGAAAAGTCTGTACGGCAATTCGAGCGCACGATATGCGACTGCACCATACTTTTTAGCATTAGACGCAAAGTTGACAAGACCCTGGTGGTTTTCTGCTTCATCTAACTGCTCAATAACAAGCTTGATGCCACTAACCCAATAATCCCATGATTCCTTTGTTTCGGCAATTGTTACTTTCATGCTGCGGATGGATTCTGTAGCATTACTAACCAGAGAATCTAATTCATGCACTATAGAAGAACTCAGTCCCATGACGTCCAATAATTCACCGAACTCTTTGGTAAACTCAAACGCCGCATTTGACAAATTATTTATTTCGCCTTGTAATGAGCGTACATTGCCTTGAGCAGACTTTCCAAAGGCAGCTTTCAATGCTGGAATAAAATGTGTGAGGAATTCTTCTGCCGTGAGCTCACCAGCCTTCATAACGTCGCCCAATTCACGGGTTGTATATCCCATTGACTCAGCAGCAATCCTGAAAGCCCCAGGGAGCCGCTCACCCAATTGTCCGCGGAGTTCTTCTGCTTGAACTGTACCTTTGGATATCATTTGTTCAATTGCGCGGAAAGTCCCTTCTACTGATTGTGTATCCATACGAAGGGCTGCCGCCGCTTGTGATATCCCCTCAAAGATCTGACGTGTGTTCTCACCCTCCATAGATGTTCCCATAGTGGCTGCAGTCAGCCGAGAATAGGATTGCCCCAAGGAGTCAACACGCAAGCCCAACTCCTTAGCAACTCCCATAAGATAATCGAATTCAGCACCCGCTTGTTCAGTACTCCCAGTAGCGGCCGTAAATCGGGCCATCATCTGTTGCAATTGCAAGCCTGTTTGGATTGATGCAGTCCCAAGCTTAACTACGGCCATCACTGCTGCTGCAATACCACTAAGGAAGCCGGCTATCATAAGAGTACTACGTGATGTTATAGCCGCCAACGCACCAATTCGAGCACCAAGACCACTCAATGGCCCGATAGCGAGTACCGACGCTGACTGTAAGTCCCGTATAATTTCGTTGAAGCGGCCAGCACTCCTACCACTATGCATGGCACGTGTGAGTTCATTCACCTCACGTGTAGCAGTGCCCATAGTCTGCTTGAAGCGGATTATTGCCTGATTGTATTGAGCTGTAGTCAATGTACCACTACGCATTGTAGCAGACAACTGATTGTAGGCATTTGCGACCTGTTGTATCTGCGCCGGCGATGCCCTTACAACTTGCATACGTTGTTGTAAGTTGAGCATCTGCTGGAATGCACGAGCAGTAGCTGTGGCTTGTCTATTGCTAGCAGCTTCTGCAGTTGCAGAAGATAATGCAAGCTGCTTGTTTGCGGCCGCAGTGGCAAGAACTTGGCGAGATGCTTCACCCATACGAGCGTTGAATGCACCCATTACACGCTGGTACTGTAGAGCAGTCAACTGCCCAGAAGACATCTCCTTTGTGAGGATATTAAATGCTCTAGTGACTGCGCCTATTTGTTGTGTGGAATCACCTGTAGCACGCTGCTTTTGTTGCAGGTTTAAAGTTTGTTGGAAAGCTCTACGAATTGCAGCTTCCTGCTTTGTGAAAGCTGCAGTAGCTGCTTGTGCTTCCTGCGATATCTTACGAGCAGATTGGGAGACTTGATTATGAAAGCCCTGATACTGCTGAAGGCCTCTTCTAAGCCCCTCCGTCCGAGCATATAATTCAAGATCAATCCTACCTAAGCTCACTGCTATCTCCGATTCTTCTGTCGTAACTTAGCTTGTTGGGCTTGCCGTGACTTTTCAGATGCCTCAATCCGCATCAACCCAACCCATCGATTGAACTCGGGTACTGGCATCTGTTCAAGCACTTCCCATTCGAACTTGCCGAGATCCCGCGCGATTTCGAGGATTATCCTTCTAAAGGGCTTTTCTGGAGCTCCTCCGTAGACTTACCAGAATCAAGACCAGCCATCACATTGATAGCTCTCTGCAAATCGAGGAGGTCCTTACAGAAGGGCCACTGGAGAATTGCAGCGTGATCAGTATCCTCGAATACACGTTCATTGGTGCCTGGAACGTAGGAATACTTGATGATCATCTCGGTGGCGCGCTGTTTGGAATCCTTTTCAACATCCTTCTCGTTTCCGACGATTTCGTCAAGTGTAGGAGCGCGGAGTTCTACCGAAACACCGAAGACTGTAATCAACTTGGCGTCAATCTGGTGTCTGCCCAAAAGCTTCGTGCGCATTTCATCACGTGTTAATTGCTGTGCCTGTGTCATATTAAACTCCTGTGGCATTGTGGGTGGCTGTAGTTGCTATTGTCATGACCCGTATTGTAGCCTATCATCCGTATAGTTCACTGTGGAACATGGATTTCGGCTACAATACAGGTACATGATTCTTTATGATACGTACGTTATACTGTGGTTGCTACCCCCGTGCCCTGCATTTCGCAATTGAACACGTTCATGTCGGATAGCCCACCGCTGAGGGAGATGTCCGTGAAGATAACGGTTCCCTCTTTTCCATCGAGTGGAGATTGCGTAATCGCACCTTGTGGTAGATACTGCACAACAGTTGCAGCACTCTCCGCTAACCAGGCAGCAATCGCGATTTGGATAGCCGCTGCCAATGTGGTGGTTCCGGAATGCCTCCAATTGAATACTGTATTGATCAGGGTGCCAAATGGGACATTGAGTGACGCTGTAACTGTTTCCTCTTCCAACGCACCCACATTACCACTTTGGCCCGCACTTATCAAACGGAAGAATCCACGAGCTATGGATGACCCATCACCAGCAGGATCAACTTCGATGATAAGCTCACTGCGTGCGGCAAGATCCGCCGCAAGGGCTTCAGTTGCGTCGAAGACACCACCCATTTCGAGTTGGACTGTACGAAGCCCTGGGGCGAATGTTTTGTAGCCGCCGTTGCCTTGACATGTATCGAAGTCAGAAGTATCATTTGTATCCGCAGACATTGTCAGCGTGTAGCTGTTTCCTTTCGCGATAGCCGCGGTTGGGAGGTACTTCCCTGTTGCAGTTACGGCACCGGTTACAGTGTACGAGTCAAGGAACTTCACTCGCCCAAACAGGTAGTCGACCCATTCAACAAATGCAGTCTTATCAACAGCAGTGTCATAGAATGTTAATGTTTGACTCCGATCCCAGATCTCTTTGGTAGCGTCGGAGATCTTGTAAATCTGCCCTGATTCCAAAGCACATGCCTCTGCTGTAAAGGCGGTGGGAGTACCCTGCTTTTTGATTTCAGCAAGGTAGCCAGCAAATCCTTTGAAGATGCCGTTGGCTGTGACACCCCAGGAAATCAATCCAGGTGTGTTCGATTGAAACGTCTGCCCAAAAACTGTGTCCTCGATTTGTTCGGATTCCACCGAGAATTCACCCGTGCTACCAGGAAGCTCAGAATATGTTGAGCCCGCATCATCGGATAATTTGATTTTCTTTGCCATTTACATAACCTCCAAAACGGTAGTAGGTGTTAAAGTGATACCCTATATGTACCGCTTGCAGGCTGTACAATAAGGTTGTAGTTCAATGATAGCATTGGTCTTTCGTTATCGTCGTTACCTAACGCAAACATATCACCCATTTGGGTAATAGACACAATCCGTAGATCACCCATTGTTGCTGAAGTGATCCCTAATAGTGCATTCTTAACAGCTAAAGCCTTTTGTGCTGTCGGCTCATAATCTAAACGCTTTCCCCTGACAATAATTTGTATCGAGGGGAATTCCAACAAATACCTTGGATTTGCTGGTGCTCCTCCTGAATCCTTAATAACTATAGCACGATCGGGTAGCATAGGTTCTTGATGTATACCTATGTACCATTTTGTAGGATCGATAGTACCAAACTCGCCCACAGCTGCAGCCACCAAAATATCTTTGATTGCCACAGTTACTAACGTTGCCACTTCAGCAATTTCCTTGGTTATCCTGAAATATCAAAGTCTGCCGTATCATCAATTGCACCCACGGCAGCCAAATATTTCTTAAGGTATCGCGTTACACGCGGTACAATTAAGTGTTGCTTCCTTTCAACAGCAGCCTGCATAAACTTCGCTTGTGTGGGTGGGCGATGTTGTAAGTCCAACCGTTCATGCACAATTGCTGCATACGCAGGATTCCCACCTTTAGCGTATCCAATGTTAGCGGATACCCCACCAATAGTGGGTTTCGTAATTAAATAGTGTGAACTCCTTAAATCAC